CGGATTTTGAAATTGTAACTGTTGACGTTGTAGCACAACCTAGTGCTCCAGAAGCCTATCCAACACCAATTTATGAACGAGTAATGGGCAGTCGTAGACGTGCCGCTCTAATGGACGTGGCCTTTGCGGCGACCTACGATAGGTCCGCACAAAAACACCTTGAATCTGAGGTGTCTAGATTCATTTCGAATCTAAAGAAAGTCTGAGGAAAAAACAATGAGTCAATTTACTGAAATGTTAGGCGGTGCTGTTTTATCCGAAGAGGTGCGTGAGAACATCAACGCCGCTTGGGAAAAACACTTGTCTGAAAGCCGTGAGCAAGTCACAGCAGAACTACGTGAAGAATTTGCTTCACGTTACGAACACGATAAAGGTCAGCTAATCGAAGCTATGGATAGACTAATGCAGGACACAATTTCTGCAGGTGCATCTGATCTAAAATCATTGCGTGAAAGTGCATTAGCACAGCGCACAAAATATGCCGCTAAGATCAAAGAAGATACAGCTTTGTTACAAAAGCTAGTCACTGAAACTCTTGCAAAAGAAATCAGTGAACTTCGTTCAGATCGTACAGCGCAAAAAGCAGCCATTGGTCAGCTAGAAGAGTTCGCTCTACGTAAGCTAACTGGTGAGCTAAACGAATTGCATGAAGATCACAAGTCACTAGTAAGCGCTCGCGTTAAACTAGTTGCTGAAGGTCGTAAAGCAATTGAAGAAGCTAGAAGTGCATTTGTTAAGAAAGCCAGCGAGAAGGTTAACGCCATCGTAACTGAATCTTTCAAGAAGGAAATGTCTCAGCTTAAAACAGATATTCGTGAAGCAAAAGAAAACAACTTTGGTCGTAAGATCATGGAAGCTTTTGCCGCAGAATTTATGGCATCTAAGTTTGCTGACGGTACAGCCGTAAGCCAACTAAACAGATCCATCGTCGAAATCCAAGGCCAGTTAAAAGAGGCTCAAGCGGTTATCGAACAAAAAGAGGCAGTTATTAGCGAGTCGCTTCGTCGTCAGCGCATTGCGGAAGATCAAGCACAGCGAGTTCGCGTAATGCAAGAATTGTGTGCCCCATTGTCAAAAGACAAGCGCGGCATCATGGAAGAATTACTTGAAAGCACAGATACATCTAAGCTAAAAGATCAATTCCAGAAGTTCTTGCCATCAGTCCTAAACGAAGAAGTTCGTCGTGAGAAGAAACAATTAGTTGAAGGACAACAATCGCAGAAGACTGTGATTACAGGTAACAAGACAGCACAAGCTGAAACAGTTGCCCCAGCCGAAGCTGATGAAACAATTCAACAGCTACGTAAACTCGCTGGTATTAAGATTTAATTAGGAGACATATATGTCACAAGCTCTATTCGAAGCTAAAAATTGGTCTGCTACTAAAGAAGCTTTAGTAGAAGGTCTACAAGGTCAACGTAAGACTACAATGGAAGTTGTTCTAGAGAACACAAAGCGTTACTTGACAGAAACTGCAACAACTGGTGCTACTGCATCTGGTAACGTTGCTGTTCTAAACAAGGTTATTCTACCAGTTATTCGCCGTGTTATGCCAACAACAATCGCGAACGAACTAGTTGGTGTTCAACCAATGCAAGGTCCAGTTAGCCAGATCCACACTCTACGTGTACGTTACGCCGAAGCCGCTGATGCCGCTACAGGTGCTGGTTCATACGCAGAAGGTAACATCGGTAAAGAAGTTACAGCTAACGATGAAGCTCTAAGCCCATTCAGCATTGCTCAACAATATTCTGGTGCCGCTACAGGCCGTGCTGCCGCAACAAGCGCACTTGAAGGTGTTGGCGGTAAGAAGATGAACATCCAGATCTTGAAAGAGACTGTTGAAGCTAAGAGCCGTAAGTTAAGCGCTCGTTGGACATTTGAAGCTGCTCAAGACGCACAAGCCATCCACGGTGTTGACGTTGAAGCAGAAATCATGGCCGCACTAGCTCAAGAAATTACAGCTGAAATCGACCAAGAAGTTATCGGTTCTCTAATCAACCTAGCAGGTTCTGCTTACGGTACATACGACCAATCAGCAGTTAGCGGTACAGCTAACTTCGTTGGTGACCAACACGCTGCTCTAGCTGTGTTGATCAACCGTGCCGCTAACGACATCGCTGCTCGCACACGTCGTGGTGCTGGTAACTACATCGTTGTTAGCCCAACTGCATTGACTATTCTACAGTCTGCTACAACATCTGCTTTCGCTCGTACAACAGAAGGTACATTCGAAGCTCCAACAAACACTAAGTTCGTTGGTACATTGAACAGCTCAGTTCGCGTTTACGTTAACCACTACGCTGGTGACGCAAGCCCAATCCTAATCGGTTACAAGGGTGCAAACGAGATGGATGCTCCAGCATTCTACTGCCCATACATCCCATTGATGAGCTCTGGTGTTGTTCTAGACCCAGCTACTTTCGAACCAACAGTGTCATTCATGACACGTTACGGTTATGTTGAACTAAGCAACAGCGCATCTTCTCTAGGTAACGCTGCTGACTACGTTAACACTATCGCTATCGACAGTGGTACACTAAGCTTCATCTAATCTTTAACTAGGTTAGTTAAGTAGAACGAAAAGGACTCCCCGGAGTCCTTTTCTAATGGGTAAGTATAGTATGTTTACAGATATGAAGATTAGACTAGAACGAGCAGGACATTGTCAAAAATGCGAACACTATCGTCGTAGTCTTAAGCAATGTACAGAGTGTGGATGCTTAGTTAACTTTAAAGTAATGTTAGCCGATAGTTACTGCCCAGTTGGTAAATGGGATAAGGTAGCTCCGGGCAATGACCTATTCACTGAAATAGCAAAACAAGCACAAGCAATCCTGAATCAGGACTCAAAAAAATGAGCCTCTGGTAAATATACCATAAGGAGAGCTATATGCCAAAATTAGACGATTTTTTACAAACAGACAAAGCTGGTCCAATGAGCCCTGGCGCACAAGCCAGCATTGATGCTAAAGTAGCGTCTGGTGGCTGGTCTAGCGCAGATGAAGCCGCAAAAACAAAAGCAATCGCAGATGCAGCCGCACAGGTTGCAGTACAAGGTGCAACAAACACATTAGAAACAGACGACAAGTTCGGCAACTTTATTAACAGTAAGTGGCGCCCAATGATGGCGTTCATCTACATGATTACATGTACAACAGACTTCGTTGTTTTCCCAATTCTTTGGTCAGTGTTACAAACACTACAAGGCGGCCAAGTTACAAGTCAATGGAGTCCATTGACATTGCAAGGTGCAGGCTTGTATCACATTGCAATGGGTGCAGTTTTAGGTCTAGCCGCATACGGACGTAGCCAAGAGAAGATTGCCGGGAAAAGCTAATGTCAATTAATACAAATCACTCGCAGGAATCGTTAACGCCAGAATCTGGTGTGTTAAAAATTGAAGGCACTGGTGCCTTAAAGCTTCCTGCTGGTGGTTCGTCAGAGCGACCATCCATTGATGTTGGTGGTTACATTCGTTTTGCTACCAACAACACTACTACAGAATACTTTGACGGTACAGCATGGCAAACATTAACGTCTAAAGAATATGTTGATAATGAACTTAACAACATTACGTTGGACAAACTTGTTGATGTTGAAAGTGCAACACCGTCTGACGGTCAGGTTATTTCATATGATGCTAATCTTGGCCAGTTTAGAACACAGACACAAGCATTAACAGTTATTACACGTTTGTTCCAAGGTACAGGAACAACGTTTGACTTTGACATTATCACAACTGTAGGTAGTGTACAAAACTTAGTTGTTAGCGTTGACGGTATTCAACAAGAACCGTTTTACAGCTATGCATTAACTGATGGTCACATTGTAAGTTTTGATGAAGCACCAGAATTAGGTGCCCGTATCCAGATTAAAATCTTAAAGAGTACATCATCGACTGACAGAGCACGACCAAGAATTACAGGTGTCTCATATAGCACACTTGGGCAATATACTACAATCTCTATTGTAGCGACAGATATCACATACGGAACTGGTGTCAAAATTGGCGGACAGGCTATGACAAGAATTGATTACCCAACAGTAAACACAATTCAAGTTATGGTTGAAACCAGTAAAGTAAACGGACCGCTTTGGTCTAACCCTCAGGATTTAATTCTAGTAGATACTAGCGGTAACGAGTTTGTCTTTACAAACTTAATCAACTTTGGTGTGTCTAAACCTTATTGGACAAATTCAAATTCCTATATTGGAACTTTTTCAGCTGGAGACAGCATTAATTTTGCTTTAGGCGTAAATAACGCTACAAGCATTACAATTAGTCCAGCTTATGCTGGTGAAAATGCTTTATCATGGTTATCCATAAGTGGCTCACACATCGTGGGTACTGCTCCTAATAACAGCAGTCCTAGTCGATATGAAGTTACTGTAACTGCTAGCAACGGTATCGTTGACATAACGAAAAACTACTGGTTGCTGGTTATCTAATCTTCTATGTTGGTTTGACACCATACTTAAAAAGTCAAAGAACAACAGACTCACTAGAGTTCTGTAACAGAGGAAAAATAAATGCCTTTAATTAAAGCAAGGTCAAGCTCGATTGTCAACGACGTCGACTTGCGCGGTACCCCAACGGCCCCAACGGCTAACACAGGTGCCAATACTACTCAGATCGCTTCTACTGCATTCGTTAGCGGAGCCGTTAGTGATTTGATTAACTCTGCACCAGCTTTGCTAGACACACTAGCAGAATTGGCGACAGCGATTAACAACGACGAAAGTTTTGCAACCACAATTGCAAATTCTATCGCTACTAAAGTTGCCCTAGCAGGCGACACAATGACAGGTTTCTTGACACTAAGTGCAGATCCTACAAACAATTTACACGCTGTAACAAAGCAGTACGTTGACAACGAAATCAACGCACAGATGATCTACAGTACAGATGACGTTCCAGAAGGTTCATTAAATCTATACTACACAGACGCTCGTGTTCGCAGTGCATGGTCTCTACAAAGCGACAACACTACAGTATTGTCATATGACAACACCACTGGTGTATTAACATACAATCACCCAAATAGCGATGGTATCCTTGAAGGTAATACAAACTTGTATTACACAGACGCTCGCGTTCGTAATGCTATTAGCTTGACAAGTGATGACAACCAAATTCTTGGTTACAGTTCATCAACTGGTGCGTTTACATGGACAACACCAAACACAGATAAGATTGTTGAAGGTTCAACAAACCAATACTTCTTAACAAGTCGTGCTCGTGCAAGCGTAAGCAATGGTTCTAACATTGACTATGATTCTGCTACAGGTATTATCAGCACACAGGCAGCTGTCTGGAGTGTTAACGGTCAAACTCATGATGCTGTACTAGATACAGATGACATCAACGAAGGTAGCGCAAACCTATACTTCACAAACACTCGTGCTCGTAGTGCAGTTAGCCTAACTACAGACGACAGTAACATCTTGTCATACAACAGCGGAACTGGTACACTTACATTTGTAACTCCAAGTACTGACGCTATTGCTGAAGGTAATACAAACTTGTATTACACAGACGCTCGCGTTCGTGCAGCCGTAAGTGCAAGTGGTGATATCAGCTATAACAGCGCAACTGGTAATTTCAGTTATTCAACACCGACAACTGACGGTGTTAACGAAGGTTCTAATAACCTATATTTCACTGAAGGTCGTGCCCGTAATTCAATTAGCTTGACAACTGATAATTCAGACGTTCTAAGTTATGACAATACAACTGGTGTTATTACATTTAGCTTAGGTAGCCAAACAACCGATGACATCCAAGAAGGTGTTACAAACCTATACTTCACTGATGCTCGTGCTCGTAGCGCAGTAAGTCTAACAAGTGACTGGGATATTGTTTCATACAACAGTTCAACTGGTGTATTCAGTGTTGCCCTACCAAACACAGATGATGTTAACGAAGGCAGTACTAACCAATACTTCACAACAACTCGTGCTCGTGATAGCGTAAGTGCTACACACAGCTCAGGTGATGGCGATCTAACATACAACAGCTTAACTGGTGTATTTGATTACGCAGGTCCTACAAACGCAGACTACCGCCAAGCAGTTAGTGCAGTTAAAGATTCTGGTCACGGTGACCTACAGTACAACAGCACAACAGGTGTATTCACATACACAGGCCCTTCTAACGCAACATATCGCGCAGGCTTTAGTGCAGTTGACAACGGTGGCGATGGTAGCTTTAGCTATGACAGCGCAACAGGTGTATTCACATACACAGGTCCAGATGACAGTGAAGTTCGTGCTCACTTCAGTGCTACTACAGCAACTGGTGCTCAATACGACAGCGCAACTGGTGTATTCAGCTTAGCCAACGTTCCAAACAGCAGCCTAACAAACAGTTCTGTAACCGTTAACGGTGCTGAAGTAAGTTTAGGCGGTAGCACAAGCTTTGGTACAGACAGCGTAAGCGAAGAAACTAACTTATACTTCACTGATGCTCGTGCTCGTAGCGCAGTAAGTCTAACAAGTGACAACACAAGCGTTCTAGATTATAACAGTACAACAGGTGTATTCACATTCAGCTTAGGTAGCCAAACAACTGACGACGTTGCTGAAGGTTCAACAAACCTATACTTTACAAACGCCCGTGCTCGTAGCGCAGTAAGTGCAACAGACGCAGGCGGTGACGGTAGCTTCAGCTATGATAGCGCAACCGGTGTATTTACTTACACAGGTCCTAATGATAGCGAAGTTCGTGCTCACTTCAGTGCCACAACAAACACTGGTGTAACATACGACAGTTCAACTGGCGTTATTGCATTGTCTGGTATTCCAAATAGCAGTCTAACAAATAGTTCTGTTACTGTTAACGGTAGAACTGTAAGTTTAGGCGGATCTGGTAGTTTTGATACTGACAGCGTAAATGAAGGCCCAACAAATTTATACTACACAGGTGCTCGCGTTCGCAATGAACTAAGCGCAACAGACTCTGAGAGCTCTGGTTCTTTCAGCTACGATAGCACAACAGGTACATTTACATTTGATGCTACAGGTGTTGTTGCAGAAGTAAACGGCCAAAAGGGTTATGTAACTTTAGACACTGATGATATCAGCGAAGGTGTTAACAACCTATACTTTACAACAACTCGCGCTCGTGATTCAGTAAGCGGTGGTACAGGTGTTACATACACAGCCGGTACTGGTGTTATTGCAATTGGTCAAGCAGTTGGCACAACCGACAACGTTACATTCAACGATGTAACAGTAAGCGGTGACCTAACAGTACAAGGTACATTAACAACAATCAACTCTACAACAGTTGACATTGCTGACTTGAACCTAACTGTAGCAAAAGGTGCTGCCAATGCAACCGCCGCCAACGGCGCAGGTCTAACAGTTGATGGTGCTAATGCAACTATCACTTATGCAAGTGCAACAGACAGCTGGAACTTTAACAAAGACGTTAGTGTTACAGGTGGCCTATCAATTACTGGCGATTTGTCTGCTACAACATTCATTGGTGACTTAACTGGTGATGTAACAGGTACAGTTAGTGATCTAAGCAATCACACAACTGATGATGTTGCTGAAGGTTTAACAAACCTATACTTCACAGACACTCGTGCTCGTAGTGCTGTAAGTTTAACAAGTGATAAGACATCTGTTCTTGACTACAACAGCAGTACAGGTGCATTTACTTTCAATCTTGCTAGTGCTTCTACAAGCGACATTGCTGAAGGTACAAACCTGTACTTTACAAATGATCGTGCTCGTGGTGCTCTAAGCATTACTGACAACGGTGGCGACGGCAGCCTAAGCTATAACAGCTCTACTGGTACTATTGAGTACACAGGTCCAAGCGCAAGCGAAACTCGTGCTCACTTCAGTGCTACAACAAACACTGGTGTTACATACGATAGCTCAACAGGAACATTTGCTCTAGCAAGTATTCCAAATAGTAGCCTAACAAATAGTTCTGTAACTGTTAACGGTGCTGAAGTAAGTTTGGGTGGTTCTACATCTTTTGGTACTGATTCAGTAACTGAAGAAACCAACCTATACTTTACAAACGCTCGTGCCCGTAGCGCAGTAAGCTTAACATCTGATAACACAAGTGTTTTAGATTACAACAGCACAACTGGTGAATTTACATTCAACCTAGGTAATCAGACAACTGACGATGTAACAGAAGGCGTAAACAACCTATACTTTACACAGGCTCGTGCTCGCAGTAGCGTAAGCATTGTAGACGCAGGTGGCGACGGTAGCTTTGCATACGATAGTTCTACTGGTGTATTCACATATACCGGCCCTAACGATAGCGAAGTTCGTGCTCACTTTAGCGCAACTAAAACAGGTGGTGATGGCAATTTCAGCTATGACAGCGCAACTGGTACATTCAGCTACACAGGTCCTGATCAAGACAACTACCGTGTTGCGATTAGTGCTTCGAACGTAAGCGGCGACGGCTCTATCAGCTATGATGACACTACTGGTATCATCAGCTATACTGGCCCAAGCGCAAGCGAAACTCGTGCTCACTTCAGTGCTACAACAAACACTGGTGTTACATACGATAGCGCAACAGGCGTTATTGCATTGTCTGGTATTCCGAACAGCAGCCTAACTAACAATAGTGTAACTATCAATGGTACAACTGTTGCATTGGGTGCAAGTGCATCATTTGGTACTGACTCAGTAACTGAAGAAGGTAACTTGTACTTTACAGACGCTCGTGCTCGCAGTGCAATTAGCTTGACAACAAGCGATGCAACTGTATTCAGCTATGATAGCGCAACTGGTGCATTTACATATAATGCGGCAGGTTTGGATACAGACGAAGTTACAGAAGGCACAACAAACTTATACTTCACACAAGCTCGCGCTCGTGCAAGTATCAGTGCAAGCGGCTGGAGTAACCTAAGCTACAATGATAGCACTGGTGTTATCAGCATTAGCAATCCAAGTACAGCAGACGTTACCGAAGACGTATCAAACAAGTACTTCACAGACGCCCGTGCTCGTCAAGCTGTCAGCTTAACAACTGACAACACAGACGCAATGAGCTATGACAATACAACTGGTGTATTCACATTCACATTGAACTCTGTTGATACAGACGAAATTGCTGAAGGTGCAACTAACTTGTATTTCACTACAGCTCGTGCTCGCAATACTGTTAACAACGGTGCAAACATCGACTATGATGCAACCACTGGTACAATCAGTACACAAGCCGCAGTTTGGACAGTTAACGGTCAGAACCACGATGTTGTTCTAAATACAGACGATGTTAGCGAAGGTTCAACAAACCTATACTTCACAGATGCTCGTGCTCGTAGTGCAATCACATTGACTACAGATGACACAAACATCCTGAACTATAGCTCTGGTACAGGCGAGTTTACATTTGTAACACCAACAACAGATAGCATTGACGAAGGTGCAGTAAATCTATACTACACTGATGCACGTGCCGATGCTCGCATCGCGGCTGCAAGCGTATTTGATCTATCCGACGTTGATACAGGCGGAAACGCACTAAGCGACGGTTACACACTAGTTTGGTCCTCAGCTTCTCAGCAATTCGTTCCACAGAACGTTGCGGTTACAGCCACAACACTAAACTTCACTGGTGACGGTACAACAACAAGCTTCAACACAGAAGTTGAAGTTAGCTCAATTGACAACACATCTGTTTATATTAACGGTTTGATTCAAGCCCCAACATATTCATATACATTGTCAACAAGCAACGGCCAAACAAGTATCGTGTTTGACCAAGCTCCAGAATCTAACGATTACATCTTTATTCGCGTAAGCGCAACATCAAGCTTAACAGCTGGTGGTGTTCTAAACGAAGCAAGCACAATCGACGGTGGTTCATTCTAATCTTAACTGATTAGAAGCATAAAGGGCATAGTGGAAACTATGCCCTTTCTCGCTAAATAACATATTGCTAAGAAGCGCCAGGTTACACCAAAAATGCCAATTTTTCGCGGAAAAAATTTTGTAAGTGCAGTCTCTGACTATAAGGATAGTGTTAGGGTAGCAGTTCGTTCTAATATAAACCTGTCAGGTGAAGTAACAATCATTGACGGGGTTGCTATCTCTGACAAAGACAGAGTGCTCGTTGCGGGCCAATCTATTGCAACACAAAACGGCATATACGTGTGGTCTAGTGCTACAAGCAAATTAACTCGAGCAGAAGATGCTGATTCACAGTTTGAACTAAGTCCGGGCAACAGGATTTATGTTGAAGAGGGTAATACTCATGCATTGAGTAATTGGGTTCTTATTACAACAGGCATTATTGTTCCGGGCGTAACAAGTTTAGTGTTTTCTAAAGAAAGCAAAGTGGGCCCGATTGCACAGTATGGTACTTTTGGTGCGTCAAACAAAACTTTACAGATACAAGTAGACGAATCTGGACAAGTTGACTCGGTAACTGAGGTTGAAATTGACTTAGATGGTGGCGAATTTTAAGCTAAACGTAGGGTAGTACTTCCTAATAAAATGGGCTTGTAGGCCCATTTACTATGGTTTCGAATAAATAAGCTTGGACTGGTGAAGCCGATCACTTTACCATAAACATCCAAGAGGAGTATATACTCAAAATGGCCAATACAATCATTTTAAAACGCAGTGCAACACCTGGTAAGACACCTACCACATCGCAACTTGCGTTAGGCGAAATTGCTATCAACACATACGATGGTAGAATTTTCATCAAGAAAGACGACGGAACACCGGCAGTTGTTGAAATCGGTGGTGTAACAAGCGTTAACACACAAAACGGCGCAGTAGTTTTAGACACTGATGACGTTTCAGAAGGTTCTTCTAACCTTTATTTTAGTAACTCACGTGCTCGTGGCGCAGTAAGCGCCGGCACAGGTATTAGTTACAATAGCGGTACTGGTGTAATTAGTACCGTTCAGTCAATTGCAACAAGTGCAAGCCCAACTTTTGCTGGTCTAACACTAACAGGTGACTTAACTTCACGAAGCATTATCCCAAGTGCAAGCAACACATATGACTTGGGTTCAGAAGCAAATCCATACCGCCACGTTTACGTTGGTCCAGGTTCTTTATATGTTAACGGTAAGCAAGTTCTAACAGAAACTAGCGGTACAATGACATTTACTGCCGACCTAGACCAGAACATGCGTATTACTACAACTGGTACTGGTGTTCTGCAATTAGGTTCAAGTACAACAGGCGTTAACGTTGACGGTACATTGCAAATTGGTGCTGGTAAGCGTATTACATCTAGCGATGGCGTTAAAGTTCAGATGGGCGATGACCTAGAATTAAACGGTAACAAAGTTATTGGTCTAGGTGCTCCAAGTGCAAACACTGATGCGGCAACTAAGAAATATGTTGACGATACAGTTGGCGCAATCAGCACAAGTTCTATTACACAAGGTAACAGTAATGTTACAGTAACAGACACTGGTACAGGTACAGTAACAGTTAGCGTCGACGGTACAACTGCCCTAACAGTAACATCAACTGGTGTTGTTGTTGCAGGCAACTTTACAGTTAGCGGTACAACTACAACAGTTAACTCTAACACAGTTAGCGTTGCTGATAACATCTTAACATTGAACAGCGATACAACTGGTGCACCAACACAGAACGCTGGTATTGAAGTTGAGCGCGGTGATGAAGCAAACACACAAGTTCGTTGGAACGAAGGTTCTACAAAATGGACATTCACTAACGATGGCGCAGTTTATTACCCATTAGCAACAGGCACAGACGACCTAGCTGAAGGTACAACAAACCAATACTTTACAACAGCTCGTGCTCGTAACTCAGTTAGCGCAAGCACAGCATCAGGTGTAAGCTACAATAGCACAACAGGTACTATCAGTTTAGGTTCAATTCCAAACAGCTCACTAACAAACAGTAGTATCACTATCAACGGTACAGCAGTAGCACTAGGTGGTACACGTACACTAGATACCGATGCAGTTAGCGAAGGCGCAACAAACCAGTACTTTACTAATGCTCGCGCACGTGGTGCAATTAGTGCCGGTACAGGTATTACATACAACAGCACAACAGGTGTTATTGCTACAAGTGCTATTCCAAACGCAAGTTTGTCAAACAGCAAAGTAACAGTTGGTACAACAGACATTAGCTTAGGCGGTTCAGCTACAACTATTTCTGGTTTAACAAGCGTTACATCTACAGCGTTTGTTGGTGCTTTAACAGGTAATGCTGATACAGCAACAACAGCAGGTAAGTGGACAACAGCTCGTACAATTACATTGGCAGGCGACTTAACAGGTAGCGTTTCAATTGACGGTAGCGCAGGCGTTACATTGACAGCCACTGTGGCAGCTAACAGCGTTGCACTAGGTACAGATACAACTGGCAACTATATGGTTGACGTTGCAGCCGGTACTGGTATTAGCGTAAGCCACACAGCAGGTGAAGGTTCAACTGCAACTATCACTAACACTGGTGTTACAAGCTTGAACAGTCTAACTGGTGCTAAAACACTAGCTCACTATCATGCTACATTCCAAACTGTAACAGCCGCACAAGAAACAGCAAACGCTTCTGGTGCAGTTACATTTACTTTTGCTGACCTAAGCGGTAGCGTACACCACTTGGTGCTATTAAACCGTGTTCCATTACGTCCAACTGAGTACAGCGTTAGCGGTACAACATTGACTATTGCCAGCGGCTTTGGTCTAACAGAAGGTGACGAAATTGAAGTAACAGGTAGCAAATTAAGCTAATCTAACTAGTCAAAGGCAAGGGGTTGACATCCCCTTGCTGATGCACTGATTTTTCAGTGGCTATGGGAATAAATGATTATTCCTTCGAACTAGTTAAACCCCATAAGGAGGATTAAAATGTCTTCAAAACGCGAATTGCGTAGTGCAGGTTCTACAGCAGGCCAAACACTTGACGCAACAAAATTATACAAATTAAACTCAGCCGGTGCAGTTGTTGAAGCAACTTCAGTTGCAGGTACTGATATTGTTTTCTCTGGTAGCAAGTCTAGCTTGCGCCGTTTAAATGACTTAGAGCGTAACGTTTCTATTTTGGCTGCTAAAGCATTTACAGACGACGGTACAGGCTCTGGTGATAGCGGCGATATTGATTACGCTAAAACAGCAGGCGCATGGAAAACTGCTCGCACATTGTCATTAACAGGTGATGTAACAGGTAGCGTTTCAATTGACGGTTCTGGCAACGCTTCTTTGTCAACAACTATTGCGGCTAATAGCGTAGCACTTGGTACAGATACTACTGGTAACTACATGGTTAACGTAAGTGCTGGTACTGGTATTAGTGTAAGTCACACACAAGGTGAAGGTTCTACAGCTACAATCAGTTCTACTATCACTCAGTATACTGACGCATTAGCTCGTGGTGCAGTAAGTGCTGGTACAGGTTTAAGCTATAACAGTACAACTGGTGTGTTTACTAACTCTATCACACAATATACTGATGCTTTAGCTCGTGCGGCAATTAGCGCAAGTGGCGGCGGTTTAAGCTACAACAGCACAACAGGTGCTCTAAGTTTAAGCTATCCATCAACTAGCAACGTAAGTGAAGGTTCTAACCTATACTACACAGATGCTCGTGCAAGAGCCGCTCACAGTTTCACAGCTGGTTCAGGTGGTTACAACAGCACAACTGGTGTAATTACAATTCCAACTAACACTAACCAATTGACTAACGGTGCTGGTTTTATTACTGGTTACACTGAAACAAGTACATTAGCAAACGTTACTGCTCGTGGCGCAACAACTACAGCGGCATTGAGCACTGGCGCTTTAACAGTTACTGGTGCTATTACTGCTACTGGTGAAGTTACAGCTTACTACTCAGATAAGAACTTGAAGAAAGATATTGTCGAGATTGAAGATCCAATCGCAAAAGTAATGAGTTTGCGTGGTGTCACATTCCGTCCTAACGAAACAGCTATCGGCTTAGGTATTATCGATAAAGAAGAAGTTGGTGTTATTGCTCAAGAAGTTGAAGCAGTTTTACCACAATTGGTAACTCCGAGTGCATTTGCAGGATACAAGACTGTTAAATATGACAAGTTGACAGCACTATTGCTCGAAGCAGTAAAGGCTCAACAACTACAAATTGATGCTCTAAGAGCTGAAATCTCTAAGTTGGGTGGTTCCGCTAAGAATGAACTATAATCCAGTGAAAAGAGGAGGCAAATAAAATGGCAATTCTTCCAGCAACTGGATCGGCAATTACTTTTACTAACGTCAAGAAGGGTTATAGCAACTCTGCTCCTGGCGCTGGTGCTAACGTTGCGTTAAGAGGCACACTAGCCGCTTACGTTGGTGTTAGTACAGGTGCAGTTAGTTTAAGTTCACAGTTCGGTGGCCGTACAACACCTTACGCTACGTAAAACTAGCAAGATTGAAAAGGGCAGAAATGCCCTTTTCTTTTGGGCAAATTTTCTACTAGCCAGTTGATACATAGTTTAAAGGAGCCCAACACATGGCAAAAACACAAAATGAAATCTTAGCAGAAACACGCTCAGTATTGAGTCAAGTTCCGTTTCGTACTAAGTTTGAAAGAGAAAATTTCCTATACGGTGCATTCACTGGCCCACGTTTGCTAGTTGCACTTTGCAAAGAAATTGAAGCACTAAACGGATTATACTCTGCCGCAGTACAAGAATACGAAAAGACTTCGATCCTAGAAGAAATGAATATCCTTGCGGCACGTGCTGAAGAAATTAAACAAGAGCTAGGCGTTGACATTAAGCAAGCAATTGAAGATGCAGAGCCAGGCTACTGGGTTGAAGAAATGGCACGCCGTAGTGCAGTAGAAGCAATCTGTCAAGCAGTTACAACTGAAACAATGGATCAGATGCTAAAGCTACCTAGCGAGTTGTATGAAGAAACAATTACTAAGTGTCAGACATTCTTGAACGTTATTAACAAGACAACACGTTTGGCTGAACGCAAAGCAAACGTTGCTAACATTAAAACTGACGAAGAATAATGTTAAGGTCTGGTAAGACTTTGTTTGACAAGCAACCTGTTCTTAGCGAGCAGGTTGTTATTTGCGTGCCTACTAACGGGATGGTACACGCAATGTTTACGTATTGTTTAGTCAACGCAATACGTTACACAGAAGCACAAGGCATTCCTGTCGTTCTAGACATGGATGCTGGCACAGTACTAAGCAATCAGCGCCAAGTGTTGTTAACTACAGCAATTGACAAACACGGTGCTGAACACATTATGTGGCTAGACAGCGACATGACATTTCCAGAAGATGTTATCATTAGGCTACTAGAGCATAAAAAGAAAGTAGTGTGCGCTACCTACTCTAAACGTGTGGAACCTTTCCATCCTACAGCGTTTTATAGCATAGATCCTGTGCAACCAGTTGACACAGAAGGCCACGGACTTGTAACTGTACGCTATACTGGTATGGGTTGCATGTTAATGAAAGCAAGCGCAATTGATGACATACCGAGTCCTCATTTTCCATTGACATGGCATGCGCCGAGCTCAACGTGGCATGGTGAAGATATGGGCTTGTGCGATTTACTAACTGCTGACGGTACTAAGATTTGGTGTGATTTGGATCTTAGTCGGGAGATTGGCCATTTAGGTCAGCGAGAGTTTTTAGTGAATCGGGCAAACTAACAAAGAACGCACACCACCTGTTGAGCTTCTTTAAGTTAATGCCTGCTGATATTTGATATTCGGGAAAGTTATCGTCATTTAGTACATTACGCATTAGTGCGCCATCTATAAATGTGCTTTTGACAATTTGGGTTTTGAGGGTTGGGTCTTTTATTACACTAACAAGTAAAGGATGAGTCCACATTTCTTCGTTTATCATCCTACGTACTTCTAAGTACCAGCGTTCTGTATAACAAACAGAGTCTTTATAAAGCCTATTGAGTACAGGGTTAATTAGTTGGGTCGACCAACATGCATGAAATGCAAGTTGTTGATGAGGTCCGGTGTATACCTTTTGTTCCGTCTTTGCGTTCTTAATTACTCTTAACATCTTTTAGTAATCCCTCTAGTGCTTCTCGGAACCCTCGACTGTTAAACATCTTGGCGGTGTTACGATGTAACGGTTGCGGCCAATCCCAAATGTTTACCCAGCAGTATCCTGCACTCTCCTCATCTAACGTAGGAACAAATTCTTCCTCACACAATATTAGATAGCTAACATGCCTAAAGCGTTTGTCTCTAGTAACAAACGTGTACACATGACTCATGGCAATTGTATTAGGCACACCTGGAAATCCAAGTTCCTCACACAGTTCACGTTTTAAGCCTTCAAGGTCGCCTTCGTCTTGCTCAAGCTTGCCACCCCAAAGTCCCCAACACATACTGTGGGTTTCAGCAGGGCTACGCAATTGCATCATTGCTCTCCCTGTTGATTTGCTAATAATAACTGCTCCGACTGCTCTCATACTAATAGTTAGTTAACAATGCGCCATTGGCCTTGTTCAAACGTGCCTTCAACTGCTAACACCCACTCTGTACCTGTAAAGAATAGTTTCTTCATAGTGTTTGCGTTTGTTGTGTATTCGCTTGAAGCAGAAGCCTTAGCGTTAAAGCTAACAATCCACTCTGCGCCATTGTATTCAATAATGTCGTTTGTAGATGCTACAAGGTTGCCCCAGTTCCCGTTTTGTACAACTTCATTAGCAAGCAAGTATCGCTGACCTTGTGAAACTGCTGGTAAGTTGCCACTGCCAGGATGACTGCTTTGTGGGTCAATGACACCGTTAATCATACTGATTGTATCGTTAGGCAATGTAGTAGTATCAAGTGAATAGCCAAGAACGTTTTCGTTACCTGGAATTTCGTTAACACGTAAAATTACTTCTGTTGGGTCAATTGGGTCGCCTAGTTTAACTCGCACTTCTGTGATACCGTTTTGTAGTCCACCATAGTGACTAAAGTGCTCTTTCCAACTTAGTGGATTGCCTGTGCTTACATTGGTAATAGCATTTTGTCTGCTTAACAGTTGAATGTAATCTTCTGTTACTTTGATATGTCTATCTTCAAACGTAATCCATTGTCGAGTTTGTGCGTTACCTTCGTTAAGCACAATGTCATCAATGAAGCCATAGTTAGCTCCAATGTTATTAAGGATAGAGTGGATAAGCACTTGACGCTTAACCTTAGCAGGCGGGCTTAGATAAATTGGTAGTTGGAAGATTAAACTAGCAACGTCAATGATATCGTCTGTGCCCTGCGGAATACTACGAGCAGTCCACGTAATGTTGATAAGCTCTACAACAGCCAAGCTGGTCCAGTCATATGGGTTTTGGCTACTTTGTAAGTTAACACTTGGGTTGAACAATAGAAGTAACTGCTCGAGTAACTGTAGCTTTTGCTCTGTGTTACTTGTCCAGATGTCAACGTTGATTGTTAAGTCATATGGAATAGGAGCATGTCTGTCAAGCGTAAATGTTTCACCGACTTGGTCAATGTATGTTCCTGCTTCTGGATCAAATGTCTTTTCATAAACCTGTACGCTGTCTTGGAATGTTGGGTTTAGTCGGCGATCAGCGTTAGGCAACAGTTCGGCAATATAACAGCTAATAGCAGGTACACTTAGAATTGTGTTTTCACTGTTATTACGAATGATGTGCTGACTCATGCGGTTAGTATCACCGTAACGAACAGGTACCTGATGGAAGATGTCTGCTCCATTGGCATCCTTGCCCATCTTAACAGAAAAGCCGCCAAACAGTCGCATGAACTGTAGTAGCCAGCGTCTAATTTGTTGGTCGTAAAAATATGACTGTGCCATTAATTGTCTGCCTTAGGTTTAGTGAATACTTGACTCAATGGTTGGCGCTCATTGATTGTATCTCGGTTGCCGCCTAGTTTATTGACGCTAGTCTTGTTGTCATTGTTAATAAACTGGCCAGCATTGTATGTTGCTTGGCTCCAACCAACCTGGCCCAAGTTGTCCATAACTCTATGCCAACGATTGCCACGGTAAACAAACAAACGATTAGGTTGGAAATCTACACGCATAAACAAATCACCTTGTCCAGGATTAGTTGGGAATGATAGTCCTGTGTCTACACCTGTTGTATCACCTGTGTGGCTAGCTTGGAACTCGGATGTTTGTACGGTATTAGGTTGAATAACGTTGCCGTCGAAGCCTTTGATAACAGGTGCGTAAGTTGTAGTATTAGCATCGCTAGTAGCATAACCGGCATTAGGTGTTAGTACTTCAGCAGAAGCTAAAATAGCGTTGGAGATTTGAATCTCTTTTTGATATGTGCTTAGTGCGTTTTTCAAACTATCTTCATCTTCTGGATTACCTAACAAGCTACGATATTCTTGTGCGTCATTGATAGGTGCTGCCTTGATGCGCCATAAGTGCGGCCACCAAGTTGGACCAAAACCTTCAGCGGCACGTGCCGCGTCTTGAATAGCATAAAACTTGTTAATGCTCTTGGCAGTAGCGTCTAACAGTAAGTCGTCGTTTAAGTGCGGAAGCTCTAGCACATCACCTGGCATAAGCTTGCGACCTAAACGTTCAATCATTTCATTTGTGTGAAGTGTAATGAATAGCGTGTCTGCATTTAAGAACAAACCAAACTGACTCAAGTCAAAGTCTTGGTCGTTGACGTTGTATGTTCCGCGAAGTTCGTACACAGTAGTGTCATACACACGGTCACGGTTTTCCATGAACAATACGTCTTGAATGTCCATTTCTGTAATCTGGTCCTTCTCTGCTAGATTGGGCCTAGCTGGGTCAGAACCATCTTCTGTAGCCGCTGGCCCAAGATACTTGTGGATCAGAATAGTTGTTCCGCCCGCACCTACTGCTTCGCGGATAATGCGGTCCTGATAGTAGTAGTCCTGCGTTTTAGCGTTCTTCCAAAGCGATAATTTTGGCATAATTTCCTCAGGTCCATAATTGGGCCTATTTTCTTATGC